TATAAAAAGATTCAAGATAAAATAAAACTAGACGGAAGAGATGCAGAAACTATCTTCATAACCTCTTTAGATATATAGAATGAAAATATATTTAGCAGGTTCAGAAATAAGAGATATTTTTTCAAATTTTAATTATGATTTTAATAGGTTAGAATCCTTTTATTATGTAACCAAGAAGACAGTTAAAGATATTAAAAAATATAAAAGATATATGTTAGATTCAGGAGCGTTTACTTTTATTATGAGTAAGAAAAAAGTTAAAATTGATATTGATGACTTCACGGATAGATATATTGAATACATTAAAAACAATGAAATAGATTTATTTTTTGAGATGGATGTAGATAAAGTTTTTGGGTATGAAAAAGTAAAACAGCTAAGAAAAAAAATAGAAAGTAAAACACAGAAACAATCAATACCTGTCTTTCACACGAATAGAGGGAAAGACGATTGGATTGCTATGTGCAAAGATTATGATTATATTGCTTTAGGAATAGCAGGTAAAGATGTGTCTTGGGGAGATTGGAAAGCGTTTTATAAATTTGTAATGAGTGCGAAGGAGTATAATTGTAAGGTTCACGGTTTAGGAATAACAGGAATGAACAGTTTACAGAAGGTACCATTCTACTCGGTAGATTCTTCTTCTTGGACGGCAGGGAATAGATATAAAACTTTATTTCATTTCAATGGGAATAGTTGTAAAGCTCAAAATCATTTAAACTTAGAGAATAAAAGAATAAAAAATCACTTAGAATTAGCGTTGCATAATTTTAACCAATGGAAAAAATTTAGTGAATATATGGAAGATAAAATAAACGCCTAATGTGTTCAATACTAGGAGGAACAAAACTTGATGAGTTTGGGCTTAAGATATATCATAAAGCTAAAGATAGAGGTAGAGATTTTACTTCTCTAGTAGAACAGAATGGACTTTGGATATGTAATCATAGAGCTACACCTACCAATGAAAAATTAAACCCACTTCAAAACCAACCTTTTGGTATAGATTATAAGATAGTTCATAACGGAACAGTTTCTAATGATAAAGAGTGTGATGTTTTAGAAAACGAATTAGACAGCAAAGCTTTTGCAAATGTTTTAGATGTTGAAAATATTTATACAATTAAAGAAACTTTAAAAAAAATTCAAGGAAGTTTTTCTATTGCAATACTTAAAGATAATGAAATCATTTTAGCTTGTAACTATAAACCTATCTTTTATCTTAAAAGAAAGGGGGAAATATATTTTAGTTCTTTAAAAGAACATTTGGGTAAAAATGCTATCAGAGTAAAACCATACTCGGTAATGAATTTAAAGACAGAAGAATCAGTAGAAATAGATAGAAACCAACCTGACAGAGCGTTAATAGTATGTAGTGGTGGTCTTGACAGTACGGCAGTTACAGGTTACGCTTTTAAAAAACATAAAGAAATGAAATTGGTTCATTTTGATTATGGGTGTAAAGCAACAGAAAAAGAGATAAATTCTATTCAATCAATCGCAGAATATTTTAATATAGAATATGAAGTTTTAAATCTTGATTATACTAAATTTAAAGGAACAAGCACCCTGTTTCAAGAAGGAGTAATAGAAACAGGAAAAAATGGTGTAGAGTACGCTTTAGATTGGGTTTATGCAAGAAACCTAGTTATGTTATCTGTCGCCACGGCTTATGCTGAAGCTAATCAATTTGGATATATTTATTTAGGTAGCAACCTAGAAGAAAGCGGAGCGTATCCTGATAACGAGGAACAGTTTATGATTGACTTTAATAGTCTTTTATATGGAGCAGTTAATAATGGCTATAAGGTTGAACTAATAACACCATTAGGAGGATTAATGAAGAAAGAGATTGTAACATTTGGAGTAGAACACGATTCACCAATTCACTTGTCTTGGAGTTGTTATAATAATTTAGAGAACCATTGTGGAAAATGTGGTCCTTGTTATATGAGGAAAAAAGCATTCAGCAGAGCTAAGGTTAAAGATAAAACAATATATGGAAATTAAAATAGAAAAAAAATATCACTTTTACGCAGCACATAGAAATAAAGAAGCAGGAGAAAAATGTGGAAGAATACACGGACATACATATAATATAAAATGTATTTTTAAATTCAACGAAATGAATAATGGAGTAACAATGTTATTTTCAGATATAGATAAAATCGTAGAACCTATTATAAAACAATACGACCATTACTTTTTACTATTTCGTGATGACCCTTTATGCGAGTTATTAGAATTAGCAAACGAACCTTATATAGAATTACCATTTGAAACTTCAGCAGAGAATATGGCTATTTGGATATACAATCAAATAAAAACAAAGCTACCTATTATTGAAATACAATTAGGAGAAACAAAAACATCAAAAATTATATACAATGAAGAAAGGATTAAACATTAGCGAACACTTTTATTCTTTACAGGGCGAAGGCAAAACAATGGGAATACCAAGTGTATTTCTAAGACTACAATCCTGCAATCTTATGTGTGATGAGAAATGGACTTGCGACACAATAGAGGTTTGGATAAAAGGGAATCATTATAGTATAGAAGAAACTTTAGATATGTTTAAAGAAAATAACTATACAGAAAGATTAAAACAAGGAGCACATTTAATTATAACAGGAGGCGAACCATTATTACAGCAACATAATATAGTAGAATTTTTAAAACAATATAAAGAAAGATTTTCATATTTACCATATATTGAAATTGAAACTAATTGTACTCAATATGCAGGTGATGAATTATGTAAGTATGTTGATTTGTTTAATGTAAGTCCAAAGTTATCAAGCGCAGGAATGAATATCAAAAGAAGATATAAACCACAAGCAATAGAAAGATTTAATGAAATAGAAAATAGCATATTCAAATTTGTGATAGCAAATAAAGATGATTGGGAAGAATTAAAATCTATGTATATTGATAGTATGAATATAAAAACAGAAAAGATTTGGTTAATGCCTGCAGCAGATGACCAAGATATGTTACGAGAGAATAGCGAATATGTTTCAAAATTATGTATTAATCACTGTTACAATTATAGTAGCAGATTACAAATAGAACTATGGAATCAAACAACAGGAGTATAGAAATTGAAAATAATATAAAAGAGTTACTAGAATTTTTAGGAGAAAACTCAAATAGAGAAGGACTAAAAGAAACACCTAAAAGGTATATTAAATTTATGAAGGAATTTCTTAAACCAAAAGAGTTTAAATTTACGTGTTTTGACGCAGAAGGAACTGATGAAATGATAGTACAAACAAATATTCCTTTCTATAGCTTATGCGAACATCATATAGCACCATTCTTTGGAGTTGCAAATGTAGCTTATATACCAAAAGGTAAGATTGTAGGATTAAGTAAACTTGCTAGAACTGTTGATTTATACGCTAATAGGTTACAAAACCAAGAACGTATTACTACTCAAATAGCAGAAAGAATAGAAAAAGAATTAAACCCTTTAGGAGTTGCAGTTACTTTAAAAGCACAACATTTATGTATGAATATGAGGGGAGTAAAAAAACATAATACTTGGACAACGACTTCTAAAATGTTAGGAGTATTTAAAGAAGACGCAAAAGCTAGAGAAGAATTTTTAAATTTAATAAACAATGGACAAAAGTAGACACATAAAAAAAGAAACACTATTAAAAGCACTAGAACAAAGTTTAGGAGTAGTAACTGTTGCCTGTAAACAAACTAACACTCCAAGAAGTACATATTATAAATGGTTAAAAGAAGACAAAGAATTTGCTAAGAATGTTAAAGAAATAGAAAACATAGCCCTTGACTTTGCAGAAAGTCAATTACATACACAAATGAAAGACGGTAATACTTCAGCTACAATCTTCTATTTAAAAACAAAAGGAAAGAAAAGAGGATATATAGAAAGGAGTGAATTAGATTTATCTTCATCAGAACCAATTAAATTAAAAGTAAATATAAAAGGTGTTGAACACTAACAAAGATTATACGTTAATTAAATTTACGCAAAAACAAGAATTAGCAATAGAATATTTATATGACAATGAAACCACAGAAGTTCTATTCGGAGGAGCAGCAGGTGGGGGCAAGTCGTGGGTTGGGTGTGCGTGGCTTATATTGATGTGTATTAAATATCCTAAGACAAGATGGTTAATGGGAAGGTCTAAATTAGATTCATTAAAGAAAACTACATTAAATACATTTTTTGAAGTATGCGAAACATACGGAGCGAAGTCAGGTCAGCATTATCATTTTAATGGAGGTTCAAATATTATTACATTTTATAATAAGTCAGAAATAATGCTTAAGGATTTATTCTTATATCCTTCAGATAGAAATTTTGATAATCTTGGTTCACTTGAATTAACAGGAGCTTTCATAGATGAGTGTAATCAAATAACAGAAAAGGCAAAAAATATAGTTGCTTCAAGATTGCGTTATAGATTAGATGAATATAATCTTATTCCTAAATTATTAATGACTTGTAACCCTTCTAAGAATTGGGTTTACACTCAATATTATAGACCATCAAAAGACGGAACACAAAAGCCATATAGAAAGTTTATACAAAGTCTTGTAGACGATAATCAATATATTTCTAAATACTATAAAACACAATTAGAAACATTAGACGAATTAAGCAAACAGCGTCTATTATTTGGTAATTGGGAATATGACGCAACAAAAGATTCTTTGATTCAGTATGATGCTATACTTAATCTTTTTGAAATCAAAGGTATTGAAGGTACTAAATATATAACTTGTGATGTAGCACGTTTTGGGAGCGATAGAACCGTTATTATACTTTGGGAAGGGTTACATATTAGAAAGATAGTAAGTGTGCTTAAATCGGCTATAAATGAAGTAGTAGAACAAATAAGGAATTTACAACAACAAGAAGCAGTAAGTCTTAATAATATAATTGTAGACGAAGACGGAGTAGGTGGTGGTGTTAAAGATTATATGCGTTGTAAAGGATTTGTTAATAACTCAAGACCATTAAAAAACGAAAACTATCAAAACTTAAAAACACAATGTTATTATAAATTAGCTGACTTAATAAACAAAGGGCAAATAGGAATTACTTGTAAAGACATAACAGTTAAGAATTACATAATAGAAGAACTAGAGCAAGTAAGAATGAAAGACGCAGACAAAGATACAAAGCTAAGAATAATACCTAAAGAACAAGTCAGTGATATTATAGGTCGTTCACCTGATTATTCAGACGCTATGGCTATGAGAATGTTTTATGAAATAGATACTAATTTTGGTAAGTATTACGTACAATAGAAAAGCCGTAACAAAGTACGGCTAGTCTATATAGGACACGCTGTTGATTCAGCTTTTACCCTAGCCTCCCAAGTATAATATACAAGTGGCTACCGAACCTATAAAGTATAAACAAGTATTAAGAAGTGTCAAATATAAAAAATATAAACTAAAAACAAACAAATTCTATTATATATTATGAAACTTAAAATCAACAACAAAGGAGAAGCAAAAGATTATACGATAAATAATTGGGACGACGTAACGCTTGACAAGTGGCTACACCTTATAGGAGGGAATGAAGATAAAAGCGTAATTGAAAAGGCACTAGCAACAGTAAAAGCTATGTCTGATATGCCTATTGATTTATATAAGTCTTTATCTCTTAAAGACGCAGCGAAAGTATTTAAGAAGATGTCTGAAATGCAGGTTACAGAAGTAAATGAATTAGTAAAGAAAATAAAAGTAGATAAAAAAGAGTATGGATTTATTCCTAACCTAGATGAAATTACATTAGGCGAATACGCAGACATAGAACAATTTATGACTTTAGGAGTAGAAAAGAATTTACATAATATAATGGCTGTATTGTATAGACCTATTGTAGAACAAGAAGGCGAAACATACTCAATAGAAGCGTATGGAGAAACAGATATGAAGGTACGAGCAGAAAAATTTAAAAAAATGAATGCTCAACAAGTACAAGAAGCACTGGTTTTTTTTTGGACTTTCGTAAACAGCTTCTTGAAAACTTTGCAATCGTCTTTGACAATTCCTACACAGACGAAGGTACAGACGAAGAGGTGGAAATAAAAGAATCAGGAAATGCCTTTGCAGAGAAGTGGGGTTGGTTTGGAGTTATGTATAGGTTAGCAAATGAAAAGATAAATAATTTAGAAAGTATAACAAAATTAAGTCTTTTTACTTGCTTAACTTGGTTGAGTTACGAAATAGATTTAAACGAAACAACAAAAGTAAATTATGGCGGAAAGCACTAGATTTAAAACATATAATAACGTAATAGATACGTTAGCACAATTAGGTACGAATCACTATCAAATTAAAACAGTTACAAAAGGCGATATTTGGGAACTAGATTTAAACAAGAATACTATGTTTCCTGTTATGCATATAAACTTTGTAAACGTAGAAGCTAGTAAAAGTCAAATGATATATAACTTTCAGGTATTCGTTATGGACTTAGTAGAAGAAGATGAAAGCAACGAACAAGACGTACTAAGTGATACGTTACAAATATGTACTGATATAATAGCTACTTTCAAGTCAGGCGAAAGTCTTTACCTGTATAATACAACACACGGAGAAGAAGCAAGATATTTTGTAGATGATGATTTTACCTTAGACCCTTTTACAGAACGATTTGATAATTCAGTAACAGGGTTTGTATTTAATTTACCTATCATTATTGAACAACCTTATGATAGTTGCTTTATACCTCAACCAACGACTTCAATTATAAAATAATGAAATGGACTTGGAATATAAAAATAGGAAAGTACAGAATAGAAATAAAACCCTTTAAAATAACAATAAAATTATAAAATAAATATGGCAACATTAACAACAACAATTACTGAAAGTGTCTTAATAAATGGAGCAGTCAGAGGTTCTACTAACAGTTTAACAATAACAGGAATAGAGCATACTTTTGAAAGAGTAGTTACTATACCTGCAAATGCAGATACTACTGTATTATTAGCAAAAGACGCAGTATCAGGTTCAGACGGTGCAGTAGACATACAAGATACTAAGTATATTAGAATAACTAATTTAGATAGTTCAAATAATGTAAACTTATCTTTACAAATTGATTCAGGAAATGACGATAGTGCAGCAGATGAAAGCGCAACAATATCATTACCTGCAGGACATTCTTTTGTAATGGGTACACCTCACGATGCTATTGCCGTGTCTGACGCAAATGCCACAATTAATACATCTATGCACGACTTAGAAAGTATTATTGTAGATAGTGCAGACCAAGCGGTTAAAGTAGAATTATTTGTAGCTAGTGCGTAATGAGTAGAAAGGTATTCAAATATCTAAACTCAGTAGGAGCAAAAGTAGTAAAAGACGCTAAGGCAAACCTAAGTAATAAAAGTTCTTCAGGTTCTTTAAGAGAAAGTATTGGCTATAATGTAGTTAAAAAAGAAGAAGGATATTCTTTAATGTTTACAATGGCTGAACACGGAGAATATATAGACAAAGGAGTAAGTGGTAAGAAAGTAGCAAGATTCTATACAGACCTTTCAGGGAGCAAAAAACAAATGTCAGGATATACTAATAAAATGCCACCCCCAAGTGCTTTAGATAAATGGATAGTAAGAAAAGGATTAGAGGGGGTGAGGAATGAGAAAGGACAATTTATACCAAGAAAATCATTACAATTTTTAATAGCACGAAGTATATATTTTAAAGGAATACAGGGGATTAGCTTTTTTACAAAACCATTAGGAGAACACTTAGGAGATGTACCATACGATATATTCCAATATATGATGCAAGAATTTAAAGAGAACATAACAGAAATAATAAAGAAATGAGTTTATTAATAACACAAGAACCAAGATACTTAATAATGCCTGTAGGACAACCTACAGTATTTACAGCTTCTTATAATAATATAGTAGCGAACAAATTTAATGTAAAATTCATAGCATACGTAAGGATAGCACCTCACTTAACTAACTTACAATGGTCTACTTATAATGTAGCTACTTTAAAAGTAACTCCAAACAATACAGGACAAGGAATATTTGATATGAGAAGTGTATTAGAGAATTATGTAAAACCTGATTATGAAGGAGGGGCTGTATATGACGGTTCGTCTGATTTTTCAACATCAAAAGGTGTAGATTATAGCGATACAACACCACACCCTATTCATTTGATAGATAGCTATTCAACGGCTCGTAATAATGCGAAATGGTTACAAGTATGGTTCAATATAGAATACGGAGATACTGCTACAGACCCTGTAAGCCTACATCAAAATTCTCCGATAATAGGTTCAAGTATATTTCTTATGTATAATGGAGTAATACAAGAAACAGATATTTTAGATATTGCGACAGGAGACGCAGGGATAGGATTTAATTTGAATCGTAGAGGATTTGTATTAAATACCGATACAGACAAAGCTCTAACTAATGCTCCTGCTACTCAATATATAAGATTCAATGATTATGCTACTATTCCATTTATTGCGAATACAGATAATTTAACTTGGACGACAGGAGATAGTTCAGCAACAGTAGAAGCAGTAAGACAAGCACGAGTACAGTTATATGATAGTGGAGGTTCTAATTTAGCTAATTTTAACATACAGGATTCAACATCTAGAGGAGGTAGTTTTCAAATAAGTTCAAGAGCAAGTACAAGAATACACTATTTCGGTTGTGGTCCTGCTAATTTTGACGGAGCAGTTACAGGGAGTGATTCAGCATATAATAATTGGAATACACACAAAGCAAATGTATCCTATTATACTGTAAAATTTAGAGATGATGATAATAATGATATATCACAAACATATACTTTTAATATTCAAGATGATGACTGTAAAGGATTTGAAACCATACGCTTGACTTGGCTAAATAGACACGGAACTTGGGATTACTATAATTTCACTAAGAAATCTATAAGGTCTTTAAAAACTAAAAAAATAAGATACCAACAATTAAAAGGGGTTTGGAATCAGGAGAAATATTACACACACGGATATAGAGGTGGTCAAAAAGTATACTCAAACGATACTATTGAAAATATAACAATAAATACAGATTTCTTGACTGAAGAAGAGGGTATTTGGATAGAGGAATTAATGACAAGTCCTGACGTGTTTATATTAAAACAAGAGAGAACTGTATTTAGTGCAGATGAAGGAGTGGTACATAAATATATAGAACCTGTAATTGTAACTAATTCTAATCATACTAGAATGACTAAAGCTAATGATAAATTAATACAATACACAATAGAATTAGAAAGAAGTAAAACTGTAAATTCACAAAGAGCATAATATGGCAGTTCAATTAATTTTATATCCTCAGACTTATAACGGACAATATACTTCTGATACTGTAAATAATGCTGCAGAAATGGTTACAGACGGTCAGCAATTTAATAGTTATAGTTCAGCAAGTTCAGCAGCTCAAAACGGAACTATGCCTATACATAATTTTTTACAAGCTACAGGAGCAGCGATTGGAGGTTGGTCTTCTTATCATTCAACAGGTACAGGAACCTCTAGCACCTATGCTACTACAACAGCTATTACAAGAAGTGGAGGGAACTTAGTTTTACCAAGCGCAAACGTTAGTTCAGGAATAGGAAGCGTAGTAGGTATTGCTCAAAGGGTACAAGGATTAAGCGTTGCACAACAGTATGAAGTAAAAGTGGAAATAACTGTTTCAGGAACTACAGGAGCTTTTGATAATTTAGGATTTCAAAAGGACAAGAATTGTTGGTCAGTAACTCCGTCAGGTTGGACTTCACCTATTGATAGTGTTAGTATAAATGGATTAGGAGGGGGACAAGGATATTGCTATCCTGTTTTTACAACAACAGTAGTGTGGGATTTTTACGCTTTAGCTACTGAGGAAGTTTTCCATTTAGATTATTATGGGGATAATGGAGCAACAGTAACTATAAATAGTATAAGTATCAAAGCTATGGGGATATTAGACCATATAAACTTAGAAGACGGACAAGTTATTTGTGATTTATACGAAGAAGCGAGTATACCTTTAAACCTAAGTATAGATAATTTTAAAAATGTAGCAGAAAGAGTAAGTAGTTTTTCTAAGTCTTTTGATTTACCTGCAACGAAAAGAAATAATCAAATCTTTTCTAATTTATTTGATACTCAAACTTCAATAGCAGATGATATATATTCTTTTAATCCTTATGTTAGAACAAAAGCAATACTCAAAGAAGATAGCTTTACTATTTTTGAAGGAAATTTAAAGTTGGTAGATATAAAAGAAAAGAAAGGACAGATTTCATATAACGTAAATTTGTTTTCTGACGTACAGAGTTTAAAAGATGTTATATCAAATAAAACTTTTCAAGATATAGATTTTAGCGAATTAGCTCACGAATATACTGCAGCAAATATAGAGAAAAGTTGGACAGGTATTTTAGACCTAGAAAATGCTTTAGTGAGTGGTAGCTTTGCAGGGAGTACTGGTGCTACTACAACAGATGTATTAAAATATCCTTTTTGTGATTGGTCAGGACAGTTTACATACAACGGACATATAAACGCCAACACAGGTCTTCTTGAAACTCCTTCAATAAATGTTTTCCAATTAAGAGACGCTTTTAGACCTTGGATAAATTGCAAATATTTATTAGACAGAATTATGGACGAAGCAGGTTATTATTACGAATCTTCTTTTCTAAATACAACAGACTTTACAAAGTTGTATATGGATTTTAATTGGGGAACAGGAGCAGGTCCTATATCAGGAAGTAACTTAAAGTTCACCGTTGCTCCTCCTGTCGGTTCTAGTGAATCAGTAACATCAAGTTGGGCGCCTGTAGATACTTCAAGATGTGATTTTACTCCTCATGGTGTAAATTTCTGTTCTGAAGCAAATCAAATATATAATAGTGGTACCCATAGATTCACAACTATTGCAGCAGGTGGTCAATTATGGTTTGGGGGAACTGTTGTTTTTTACAATTCTCACTCTAGCATAGGTTATGCTAATGTAAAAATTAGGATAAAACAATACGACAGTACAATGTCAGGGAAAGCTGTTTATGACGAACAAACTTTTTATTTACACGATAATGCAGGTGCAAGCCAATATTCTGCAACAGCAGCAGGTAATGGTTCTTTAAGAGGAATGACTGTTTTTGCTGATGTATCAGGAGAAGACATAGCAGTGGGGGATATTTTCAGAGTTGAGGTACAAGCTCCTTCTACAAACATAAAGATATTAGATGAAGCAGCAGGCTTATATATAGCAGGAGACCCTAATTATCACACTTATGTGCAATGGGAAACAGTAGGAGAAGATGTCGACGCAGTTTCTTTATTAAATGGATTAAGAGGAGAGATGAATCAATGGGAATTTGTGAATGGATTGATTAAGAGTTTTAATTTAGTTGTATTACAAAGCAAGACTGAAGCTAATACTTTAAAAATAGAACCTTATAATGATTTATTCATCAGTAATACATCAGGAACAACATTAGAGGACAGAAGTATTATACACGATTGGACTGATAAAGTAGATATGTCAGAAGTAACATTAAAACCACTAGACTTAAAGAAATTAGTAGAATTTAGATATGCTAAAGCAGAGGATTCAGCAAGTAAACAATATACAGCAGCTCCTACTGTTCCTAGAAGCTATGGAGATTACGACAGGGATTATGGTACAACGCATAGTTTATTAACAGGAAAAGAAAAGATAACAAATGAACCTTTTGCAGCTACTATTATAAAACCAATATTTGACCCTAATATTAATACTGTTATATATGGACCTTGTGGACCTATGATTATTCCTACACTTTGTTCTGCAAATGATGACAACACAGAATTTTCAGACGGAGAAAATGCTCCAAGAATTTTATATGATAATGGAGTAAGAACTTTAGGTGCAAATGATTGTAATTATAGAACGTTTCCTGAAGGTACAGGAGGTACAAGGTTTTTAGGGGAAAAGGATTATCTTTTATTTACTCATTTCAAAGAGTTTCCTTTTTCGTCTACTACTGTGGATATGAATTGGGGTGCTTGTCCTTTAATAAATATACCAGGAAGTACGGTGAATAATCTATACAATGTTTATTATGCTTCTTATTTTCACGAATTATACGACCCTGATACAAGAATATTAGAGATAAAAATAAACTTAAATGCTGCAGATATTAGTCAGTTTAATTTCAACGAATTAGTCTTTATAAAGAACAAACATTATAGAGTAAATAAGATACAATATAATCCAACAGCTTTATCTAGAGTAGAACTTATATTAATAGGATAATGGATTTTAAAAAAGGATATAAAATAAAACCAAAAAGGATAGACCATTATGAGGACGGACTTGTTATTTTTACTGACGGAACTCGTGAAATGTTCGCAAACGAAAGGTGTTGTTTAGAATACGGCTATCACTATAATAAAAAAACAGGTAAATGTTATGCTTATCCTATAAGTAGAGATATTAAAAGTAGATTAAACACTAAAGGGAAAGCAAAAGATTTCGGAGAAGGAAATAAAATAAGAAGTACGACTAATTCTCTTATATCAGGTAGTAACAACAAAACAGGAGGAGGTAATAATAATCTGTTAATATCAGGTTCTTTTCACGAAGTCGGTCTTAATATGCAAGACAGTTCTTTAATAGGAGGAAACTTTGGAAAAGTATTACGTAGAGGAGAAGTAGTAATAGGTGGTGGAGGTTTTTATGATACATCTACGGCTTTAGGAACTGCAGGATTAACACAAATGTCTACTATTTTATTATCAGGAACTACAACAAATGCGTCAGATACTAATTTAAGTATACAAGGTGACGGAAGTAGTTATATTACCGTACAAACGAATAGCTTGTTAGCTTTTGAATGCCACGTAAACGCTTTAGTGACAGGTGGTGATGACGGAACTGCAGGGCATTATAGATATGAAAAAATAGTAGGTACTGTATTGGTAAATAATAGCGGAACAAGAACTTACAATCAAACAACAACAACAGTAAAAAGCAACGGAACAGTAGGTGGTACTGCTACGACTTTAGGAAATACAGGTGATGATGTAACATTAACAGTAGTAGGTACGGCAAGCACAAACGTACAATGGTCAGCAAGTATTATTATAACAGAAAATAAATTAGCAACAGTAACATTCTAAGATATGGCAAATAGAGAACAATACGTATTTGAAATAAAAGCAAAAATTGATGGTCTAAAAAAAGACCTAAAAGATACACAAAAAGAAACGCAAACTCTTAAAGATAATTTTGGATTGTTTGGAGTAACGATAGGAGATGTAAAAAACAAGTTTGGCGAAATGCGTAAGATTATGCAGAGCGGATTAAAAGAAATAGTAATCCAAGCAAAATTAGCAGGTCAAGGCTTTAAGATGATGTTTAGCGGTAAGGTGATTACAGGTGCTAAGGTTTTATTTTCAGCAATAAAAACAGGAATAGCAGCAACAGGAATAGGGCTTTTACTTGTAGCGTTTGGCTCTTTAGCAGTATGGTTTAAAAACACAAAAGTAGGTGCTGAAGCGTTAGAAAGAATATTCTCTAAAATTGGTGCAACAGTTAAAGTTATTACAGACCGAATATCTAAGTTTGGAGGTTCATTAACTAAAATATTTACAGACCCTAAAGCAGCGTGGAAGGGAATGAAAGAAAGTTTTAAAGGAATTGGTGATGAGATTAAAAACGATATAGAATTAGCAGATAATTTAACAAGAGCTTTTCAAAGATTAAGAGATAACGAAAGAGAACTTAATGTAGAAACGGCACAAAGACGTTCTGATATTGAGCAGTTAAAGTTAATAGCTGAAGATGTTACTAAGTCTACAGAAGAACGTTTAAACGCAGCAAAAGAAGCCTTTGCTATGGAGCAAGAGTTATTAGATAAAAGACTAGAAAACGCAGAAGAAGCTGTAAGGATTCAAAGAGAACAAAATGCTATGAGTGAATCTACTGCAGAAGACCTAGACGCTTTAGCTGAGAAAGAAATTGAGTTAGCAAATATAAGAGGAGAAAGTACGACTAAACAGATAGAGCTTAACAACAAGATTAACGCTATAAAGACCGAACACGAAAACAAGAGGTTAGAAGCTATTGCAAAACAAAAAGAAGCAGAAGATGAGTTAGCTCAAAAAAGATTAGAAGCTGCACAAAAACAGTTAGACCAAGCAATGGCTTTCGCTGATAAGTTTTTCAGTTTAGAAGAAGAGATAAAAATATTAGAAGAAGAAGACTTAGTTGAGAAAGAGAGATTACGATTAGAATTTCAGGAAACTATGGCTATGAATGAAATAAATGCAATGGAGATTTCTGAATCCAATAAAGTTGCTCTAAGAGAATTGACTGCACAGAAGTTTGATTTAATAGCAGAACAAACATTCCAAAAACAGAAGACGTGGAATGAAATGGAAATGAAGACTAAGTTAAAAATTACACAAGATACCTTTGGTCATCTATCTACTATAATGGGTAAAGAAAGCAAAGCAGGAAAGGCGTTTGCAGCAGCAAGTACGATTATCGCTACATATCAGTCAGCAGTAGAATCTTATAAATCTTTATCAGGTATTCCTATTGTAGGTCCTGCTTTAGGTGGTATTGCAGCAGCAGCAGCAGTTGTTTCAGGTATGAATAATGTAAAAGCAATATATGCTACAAATCCAGGTTCAAGTGGAGGAGCGCCAGGAGGTGGTTCTATGCCTAGTCGTGGAGGTACTCCACCTGCACCTAAAGCTCTAAGTGGAGCATTTACTATTGGAGGTGGTGGTGAAATACCTGACCCTAACGACCCTGTAAAAGCGTATGTTGTTAGTGACGAAATAACAGACCAACAAGACAAAGATGCTACAATAAGACGTAGAGCAACGATTTAAAATCAAATAAAGAACTTATAAATATATTATATATTATGGATAAAAAACTAAAAAAGAAACTAACTAAGATTACTGAGTTAGTTATCTCAGACGAAAACGAAGAACTATCTATTGACGCAATATCGTTGGTATCACAACCTGCGATAGAAGTTGATTTTGTATATTTCGGAAAAGAAAAGAATAACTTAACATTTGCTAAAGTAGACGAGGAAAAAAGAATGTTAGTTAGTCCTGCCTTGATACCGAACAAGCAAATATTTAGATACGACCCAAATACAGATTCAGAATATTACGTTTACTTTTCAAAAGCGACAGTACGTAAAGCAAGTGAACTCTATCTAAAACACAATAATCACCACAAAGCTACATACCAACACGAACAAAGAGTAGCAGGTGTTTTAACAGTTGAAAGTTGGATTAAAGAAGGTGAACAAGACAAGTCAAAAATGTATGGATTTGATTTACCTATTGGAACGTGGTTTGTAAAAATGAAAATAGAAAACGAGGATTTATGGTCAAGAATTAAAGAAGGTGAACTAAAAGGTTTAAGTATAGAAGGATATTTTGTAGACAAAATGCAAGAAATGTCAAGACCTGTATATTCAGACGAAGATATATTAACTACACTTTCAGAAATAATATCCGAAAATCAAACAAAGTAATAGACGTTCTATTATATAGTATAAAATTTTATTAAAACAAATTAAATATTTAATTATGGAAGACTTAAAACTACAAATATTGTCAGCATTAGGTTTGAACAAAGAAGAAGAAGTTAAATTTGAAACTCAAGCTAAACTGACTGACGGTACTATTATCGTTTCTTCTGCAGATTCATTAGAAGCAGGAGTAGACGTATCAATACTTACAGAAGACGGAACTACAATGCCGTTACCTGCAGGGAAATATGAAACAGAAGACGGAGTAGGATTCTCAGTTGAAGAAGAAGGAATAATTGCAGAGATATACGAAGAAGAAGAAACTGAAGAAACTGAAGAAGTGGTTGAAGAAGAAGAAATGACAGAAGAAGAAAGACAACCAAAGAAAATTAAAGAAACAAAAGAAGTTGAATTTGACAAAGAAGGTCTTATCAACGAAATAGGTGCAGTTATAAAAGAACTACTTAATGAAGTAAAATCGGATATTGCTAGATTATCGTCTGAACTTGACGAAATGAAAGGTAATAATGATGATTTACAAGATTTAGCAAGCACCTTAGAAACTGAAAAAGCAGAATTAGAAAGTCAAGTAAAAGACTTGTCTAAAGAACCTGCTGAAAAACCAATCAAAGTATCTAAATTTAATAAGACAGGAAAAGTAAAAGAAAAGCATTATTCTCAAATGTCTACTAAAGAAAGATACATATACAATTTAAACAAATAACAAACAATTAAAATTACAAAATTATGGGATTTTCAATTACTAGTAACTACGCAGGTGACCACGCAGGACAATATATAGGTGCAGCTCTACGTAGTGCGAAAACATTAGAAAACGTAACAGTCTTAGAAAATGTAAAATACAAAAGAAACATTACTAAGGTGGCTACGGCTTCTTTAATCAAAGACGCTACTTGCGACTTTACTGACGCAGGAACAATTACTTTAACAGAGAGAGTTCTTAATCCAAAAGAACTTCAAATAAACGTAGATTTATGTAAAAAAGACGTTCTTGCAGATTGGCAAGTTACTCAAACTTCAGCAGGTGCTCACAATAGAGGGCTTGGTGATGACTTTGCAGCATTTATAATGGCTCATTTAGCAGGTACTATATCTGATTGGGTTGAACAAGTTATATGGACAGGAAACGATTCAGACCCTGGCTCAGTAACAGGTTGGATGACTGCAGGTGGTGTAGGTACTATAGACGCTGATACTGCCGTTGTAGAAGCAGACAATTCAGGTGGTGCAGGTACTGCTCATTCAGCAACAAACATAGACGAAAACTTAGGATTACTTATGGCTTCTGTACCTATTACAGTTTACGGAAAAGAAGACCTTTATATTTATATGGGTTCTGCAGCTTACAGACTTTACTTAGAAAATCAAGCTAACGCAGGATACCAACAATTATACTCTATGAATGACGCTTTTGTTCCTATGTATAATGGAACAAAAATTGCTATGTGTCCAGGATTTCCTGCTAACAAAATGGTAGCAGCTCAAAAGTCAAACATGTTCTTCGGAACCGACCTTTTAAGTGATACTACAGAAATCCGTATGCTTGATATGGGTGCTTTAGACGGCTCAGACAATTTACGAGTAGTAGCTAAATTTACTGCAGGAGTTCAACACGGACAGGGTGGTGATATTGTAAGACAAGACTAATAAATAACCTAGCACAAGAAGGGGTGTAAAAACCCCTTCAAAATGCTTTTAAAACCTTAATAATATGGCGTGTGAATTAACAACAGGAAGAGCATTAGATTGTAGAGATACTGTCGGCGGTGTGAAAGCTATTTATTTAGCACAACACGATAGCGTAAATATTGGTGGTGGTGCAGGTGCAAGTATTGAACCAAGTTCAGGTGAAGTAAATGACGTAGATTTAACAGGTAGTGGTACAGGTAGTCAGCTTTTTAAATATAACTTAGTACGTGGTACAGGTTCTTTTACTGAAACTATTACAGGAAGTACAGAAAATGGTACTATTTTCTACGACCAAAGTATTAACATTAAGTTACACAAACTTTCATTAGTAGATAGAAACGAAATTAAATTACTAGCTCGTAACAGATTAGTAGTATTCGTTGAACTCAATCAAATAAGGTCTACAGGTAAGCGTTTAATAATGGTTTGCGGACTAGACAATGGTATGGAGCTTAATACAGGTACAGGTGCGTCAGGAGTGGCTTTTGGTGATATGTCAGGTTACGACCTTACTTTCACAAGTCAAGAAAGTTTCCCTGCAGCAACGTTAGCAGATTATACTGATAATCCATTTGACAATACTGCGTTTACAGTATCGCTTGATGTAAGCTAATAATCTTTCTTGGGTGCAAAACCCAATTTATATATTTCTTTTAAAAAGGGGGTGTTAATTCACCCCTTTTTTTATTATCAAATATTTTATATGTTTTTCTATTATATAATATGCTACATATAACATACGGTTCTGACGCAGACTTTTACGTAACTACTGAAGAAAAAAGAATAGACACTTCAGTTGCTAATAGTAGAATACGTTTATTATTTAAGTTTACAAATGATATGACAGGTACAGTAAAATATTGCTATGGAAATAGTCCTACTTATCCTGATACTATTTACAATAGGTATCAAAAAGTAGAAATATCACACAATACATCTGAAAATAGATATACAGGTAATATTAATTTTAAGCCGTATGGATTTTGGCATTATAAAATATACGAAGTTAGTTATAATGGTGCTGTGCCAGGAACTTTGAACGCAGATAATTCACCTGCAACAGAAACAACAGCAGCAGTAGATACAGGAAGTACGCACGGAACTTTAAAAGGTGAAGTAGAATCAGGTAAACTATATGTAACAGAAACTTCAGGAAGCGAACAAGTGAGATATACAACACATACAGAAACAACAACGAATTATTTATACACAAATTAAAATAAAAAACAATGGCAGATTCAACAAATGAATTATTAGGTGAACAATTAGGAAAAGGAAAAGTAACAGTATTAGAAGGAACAGACGCAATAGCAACAGCAACAGATGTTAGTTATTACGCAGTTCATTTTCCCCTTGAAACACAAGTAACTAATTTAGATACAGGTTCTGATGTAACCGCAACAGACGCTGATTTACACCAAACTTATCCTGCAGGAACAGTATTATTTCTTAATTTTACTGCTATCACTCTAGGAAGTGGTTTAGCTTTAGTATATAAGAACGACACTCTATAATGAGATTAGCAATTAAAAATACTTTAGCACCTCAGACTACGCATTTTACACCCACTCTATTAGCTAATTTAGAGCATTGGTATAAATACAATACAAATGTATTAGAATCAGATTCAAGTGCAGCAGATGATGAAGATGATGTTACACAATGGAGTGATAGTAAAGGCACAAATCATTTAGTATCAGAAGAAGACAACCCTGTATGGGTTGGAAGTGATAATTCTATATTTTTTGCTGATGAAAATAAAGATATGCTGACGACTTCTGAAATAACATTAGACGGAGATTTCGCAGTATATATAAGGATTAAATTTGGTACGACTATTAATTCAAATGACGTACTAACAAATAAAGACGGTGTTAATGTTCAATTCTTTAGGGTACAAAATTCAGGTGCGTTTAAGGCAAAAATGGGTGGTGGTGCTTTAGATTGGACTATTGGTGCTACAATAGGTACTTCAGCTTATCACAATATAGGAATAGAAAGAACAGGAACAGCAGTACGGACTTATTTAGACGGAACTGAATCTTCAACAACAAACGTAACGTCTTCAGGCAATATGCTTATTAATAGACTAAAAGGGGGGTTAAATGCTAATGTTACTCAATTAATAATAGTAAAAGGTGCTAGTTTAACAACATTTGAAAGAGCTGACCTAAATACATACTTAAATAATTACAGTTCATAATGGAAAATATATTAAATATAAACCTAGAAACTCAAACAGCACCGATAATACGTGAGGCTATGGGTAAAGATTGGATAGAGTACGGTACAGAAGATTGGGCTAACTTGTATCCTCAATTTCTTATAGACCTTTACTACAATTCAAGTACACACGCAGCTATTGTAAATGCTACAAGTGATATGATAGCAGGTGAAGGTTTTATAGTAGAAGATAGCGAAAATCTAGACGCTTATGTAAGACTTAAAAAATTCTTATCAGGTGCAAACTCTAGTGAAACTATGCACGAAGTATTTAAGAAGTGTGCTTTTGATTTTAAACTACAAGGTGCGTATGCTATTAACATAATTTGGTCAAAGGATAAAACACGAATCGCTGAGGTGCATCATATACCTGTTGAAAAAATACGAATTGGATTACCAAACGAAAGAGGACAAATAGATACGTATTACGTTAGTGCAGATTGGACTAATATTAGAAAGAATCCTCCATTACCTGTACCTGCTTTTAATATGAATAATAGAGCAGACGCAAGTCAGATAATATATGACGGACTTTATAGTCCTTCTATGCACCTTTACAAGACCCCTGACTACGTTTCAGGGTGTAATTGGGCTATGATAGACCAAAAGGTAGCCGAGTTCCATTTAAGCAATATACAAAACGGATTCTCAGGGTCGTATTTTATTTCCTTCGCGAATGGTGTACCTACGCAGGAAGAAAGAATGCAGATAGAACATAGTTTAGCGTCTAAGTTTACAGGCGCCAAAGCTAGTGGTAAGTTTGTATTAACATTCTCAGATGATAAAACTAGAACACCTGAAATAACACCAATAGCAGTAAGCAACGCAGATAAACAGTACCTCGCATTACAAGAATTACTCGTTCAAAACATACTTACCTCACATAGAGTTACTAGTCCTATGCTTATGGGTATACGTAGTGATTCAGGTCTTGGTAATAACGCACAAGAAATGACGGAAGCATACGAAATATATTCTAACGCAGTAGTTAAACCTTTTCAAGAACACTTACTTAATTGCTTTAAAAAGATTCTAGATATAAACGATATTAACTTACCTATTTCTATACAACAATTTAAACCTATCACAAGTAAGTTTACTGTTGAAGATATGAAAGAGGTTATGACGCAAGACGAAATAAGAGAAGAACTAGGATTACCTCCATTAGAGAATGATGAAATAACTGCAGATGACGAAGACAGATATAATATGTCAGAAGAAGTTACAGAACTAGATAAATTTATACAAGAATTTGGCGAAGATATTCCTGAAGATTGGGAACTAGTACACGAAGAAGACGCAGAAGGTGAACACGCTGAATTTGATTTTGAATCTAATCTTAACGAACTATCACATATTGAACTTGCTACGACAGGAACAGCTAGACCAAACGCAACAAGTGAGCAAGACAGATTAAACCCTAAGACGTATGACAAATATTATAGGGTAAGATACGTATATGACGAAGATTCAGGGTTAAGCAGAAAGACAGGTACATCTAGAGAATTTTGCAGAAAAATGATGTCAGCTAAAAAGATGTATCGTAAGGAAGATATTTTACAAATGAACAGTTTAAAAGTGAATCCGGGTTGGGGAGAGAAAGGAACAAAAGAGTATAGTATATGGCTTTACAAAGGCGGTGGTAATTGTCACCATAGGTGGATTCGTAGAATTTTTAAGACAGCTTTAGGTAGAGGTATGAAAAGACCTTTAGATGATGATATGCTTATTTCTACTGCAAAGGCAAGAAGTGAAGGGTTTTATCCAACACCAAACGATTCAGAAGTTGCTAACGCACCTAAACGTATGCCCAAAAAAGGATTTATAAATAAATAAGAAATGGCGAACTATATATTATTCATATCAGAAAACAAATTAAAAGATTCTACTGCAATAGGAAATTCAGTAGACGTAGAATATATTTTACCTTATATAAAAGTCGCACAAAAGAAGTATATTGAAACAAAGTTAGGTACAGACCTTTTTGCTAAACTTCAGTCAGATATTTCAGGTGGTTCTTTAGCAGGTGTTTACCAAACTTTAGTAGAAGATTATATTTCAGACGCTTTGGTTCATTGGAGTTTTTACGAAGCGTTACCTTTTCTAAGGTTCAAAGTAATGAATAACAACGTAGTTACTAAAACTGCAGAAAATTCCACTCCTATAAGTGAATCAGAAGCACAGGGATTACGTGAAGAAATCAGAAACACGGCTGAGTTCTATACTGAACGAATGATTACTTATATAAGACATAATACTTCTTCCTATCCTGAATACTCAACCAACACAGGTGCTGACGTAGACCCTGATACTAACGCTTTCTACTCAGGTATGAACTTAGAGCAACAAAGAAATAAAGGTGGTAAAATAACTTTAGATGATTTTTTAACTTCTGATTTAAAATAATGAAACGAGGACATTATAAACCGAAAATAAAAAACGAAACTGCATTGAAAGGATATTTGCAAAAACAAACAAATGAAAGAAATGAAGGACAGCATACAGGTAGCCGTAGCAAACGGCTCGGCAATAGGATTTAGTATCACAGATTGCAACGAAATTCTAACGCTAGTTTCTTTAGTGTTGGCTATTACGTTCACGATTTATAAATTTATAAAATTTGAAAAGAAGAAAACTTAATTCAAAAAATCCAAAGTGGGAAAAAAAGGAAGAAAAAAAGGTAAGAAAAAAACTTATTAAAGAAGTAAAAGGTGCAAAAATATATGCACTATATTATTTATAATGGCTTTTAATTACTTTGATATATCAGAATTTGCAGACAAATCTATACCAAATTCAGGATTCAATATGAATAAACATTTTGTTGAATTGCTTGACCAAGCACGTCAAGAAGCAGATACTCCTTTTGTTATTACATCAGGTTGGCGTTCAGAAGCGACAAATCGTAGGGTGGGTGGCGTTTTTAATTCTGCACATTTAAAAGGTCTAGCAGTTGATATTGCATATAAAGGAAGTAGGCAATTATATTTAATAGTAAACGCTCTAATGAAAGTAGGAATAAACAGGATAGGAATAAACGCTAAGTCTAAATTTATTCATTGTGACGTAGACCCTAGCAAAGACCAAAACGTTATATGGACTTATAACTAATTTATTAACTAAAAATTTTAACTATGAAAAATTGGCTTTTATTAACGATGTTCAAATCAAAGAAATTTTGGTACGCAATAGGTAGTATCGTAATTCCTTTGATAGTAAAGTATTTAGGTGTAGACGCAGAAACTGCACAGACAATTTTCTACGCAGGAGTATCACTTGTAATTGGTCAAGGTATTGCTGATAGTGGAAAGAAGTAATAGATACAGACTTAAACCAAACGAAATAGAAGTTATCCAACGTATGCGTAAAGACAAAGTACGTAATGTCTTAGTCGTAGGCGATTTACACGAACCTTTTTGTTTAGACGCATACTTGGACTTCTGTTTGGAACAATACAATAAGTATAATATATCAGATGTTATATTTATTGGTGATATAGTGGATAATCATTATTCTAGTTATCACGAAACTTCTGCAGACGGAATGGGTGGAGCAGACGAATTAGAACTTTCTATTAAACGTATAGCACGTTGGTATAAAGCGTTTCCTATTGCTAAGGTTATAATAGGCAATCACGATAGAATGATTATGCGAAAAGCACAAACAAGTGCAATACCTTCTAAATGGATTAAGTCGTATAAAGAAGTTTTAGAAGTACCAAATTGGGATTTCTTAGAACGATACGAACAAGACAACGTACAATACATACACGGAGAAGGTGGAACTGCGAGGACTAAGTGTCGTGCAGATATGATGAATACAGTACAGGGTCATTTACATACACAATGTTATACAGAATGGTACGTTGGAATGAAGTTTAGGGTCTTTGGAACTCAAGTCGGTTGTGGTATAAACCACGAAAGTTACGCTATGGCTTATGCAAAATACGGCAAGAAACCTGCTATTGGCTGTACTGTTGTTTTAGAAAACGGAACAATACCTATTAATTTACTAATGCCTTTATGAAAGATAATACCAAGATATTCTTAGTGTACCTAAGTATAATTGCTATAATGTTACTTTTAAGCTTGTTTTAAAGCGTTTTAAGCGATTCTTTTTATTTTTATATATATTATATCCGAAACGTATTAGAACGTCTTATACGTAATAATCTTATTCACATTACAATTGTTAATAAGTTTTTAACACTTTTACTTGGTTTATATATATCTTCTTATTATATTTACCTCATAATTAGTTCATTGAAATATTAAAGGAGTAAAGCAAACGAGTCAAATGAGCGTTAAGTAAAGGCAAGCCAACGAGAACTCAATTACTTAATGTATAAAGCCAAGCTTTATAAAGTGTCAACCGCCATCACGCCTTGTGAGAACAGCTGTAAGGTCAGAATATGGAGAGTTCTATTGCGAACAGGTTTTATTAAGATATTAAACACAATTCAAAGTAAACAAATAATTGCTTTACTCCTTTTTTAAAATATAAAAATAAAGGCAGAAGCAACCACCTTACCAAACGGAGCAAAAGTATAAACTAAAAAGAAGAAAATAATGGAAAATAAATTTGAATACACAGTAGAAGTAGAGGTTAAAGAAAACCCAAGCAAATCAGATAAATTAACTTGTATTGATTACACAGTAGAAGCAAGGTCAGAATGGGAAGCAAAAATGAAGGCAACTGACTTATGTGCGGAACAATTTGGTCACAACCCTTGGACAACAGAAGTAGTTGATTGGGAGATATTATAAAAATACAAAAGATAGGTTAGCTGACGAGCTTTAAATAAGCGAAACGCCGAGAGGCGTCTTAACCAATATTAAGAAAATGAAAAAATTATCAATTACAGAATGCAGAAAATTCTTAAAAGACAAAAAGAATATGCAATTTGAAAACCTTTACAGAATGATAAAAAAGTATGTAGACAAATATGATAACTATGAAAGTCAGTATATGATACAAACTTCAAGTGCTTATCAAAAAAAGGTAGAAGAAAATAAATTGAAATTATACAATATAATTTAACAACTAAAAACAAAGTATAAACTAAAATTAAGAAAATGACAAAAGAAAGATTTTATGAATTAAAAAATCAAATAGAAGAACTAAGACAAGAAGACTTAGAAACTTCTAACAAAGTTGCTGCAAAAGAAAAGACGTTTAAAGTAACTCAGCAAGTATCTACAATTAAAGAATACAAACATTCTGATTTACCTGTTTATTTTAAATGGAATGTAGAACACACAAATTGGTACTACAGAGCAAGAGTAAAAGAAGGTAAACTAACAGCAGACGTATTACAAGAAAATATAGACGGAATAGCATATAGCTTTGTAACTATTGATTCTGTATTTAATAAAGACAATATACAAGTTACAAAAGACGAGTGGCGAAACGCTATGCACAAATTCATTAAACAAATAAGAGATTAATAACTATGAAAACACAATATCAAATAGTAAAAAACTTAAAAATGAAGATAGAAGTTCTTGAAAAAAGAATTGCAAGAATGAGAAAAGGTTATAAGAAAGTTATGCATAACTATTGGGTAAAAAACTACCAAATGGAGATAAAGATAATGAAAGAACAAATAAGTTGGATAGAAAATAAATAATTATGGAAGAAAATAAATGGATAAAAGCAACGCACGGACTTTATAATGACCCTAGAGATTGCTCAAATAACAAATCTTGTCTATTATGTAGTAATGAAGCAGAAGACTTTGACGACCACTGCGAAAAACATCAATGTTGTATAGTATGTAACGAAAGAGAAGACTGCGATTGTAACGAAGTATCTCATTGTTGTGAAGCTACTTTGACTGAAGATAAAAGGTGTTCAAGATGTAAAGAAAACGCAAGTTCAGTTTTAGAAGAATATACAGAAGAATATAATATTGACTTAGAAATAAATATATAAATAATAAGGTGTGTATTGGTTGAGGTTATTGCTGTAATAAATCTAGAGTCCTCAAACACACTTAATAAGAGATAAAATCAGTTGCGATACCAAACTCTTGCCTTATTTTTTTAATAATTAAATAAATAGATATGGAAGAAATACATAAAAGACTAAACGATATACATACATTTCATTCTTTTGAAGGTGAAGTACATATAGCAGGAACTGACGAAAAAGGAATTGAATTTAGCGTTACTTTTGACGCATACGATTTTATAAATTGTATAAATAAAGAGCAGGTTGAATATATTAAAAAACAATTAATTAAACATATTAAGAAATTATGAAAAACAATATAAATATATATGAATTTGCAAGTTGGTTTGCAGAACATAGACCAAACGATTTTAGCCCAATAGGTAGATTAGAGTTGTTTGAAATGCTAACAAGTTACGAAGAAAATACAGGTGAAGAAATAGAATTTGACCCTATTGCCTTCTCTTGTGAATATACAGAATATGAAGATATGGAAGAATTTTGGAAAGATTATAATAAAGAAGATTATCCTGATGAACAATCAATAATGGACGCTACATTCTATTGGGCTTTTAAAAATGGAGAATCTTTTATAATACAACAATTTTAATTTTAAATTTCTTATATTTAAGAATAGGAAAAGCCGAACTCCTTAATAGTAGGCAAACTTTAAAAAAAGAAATATGAAAGAAAGTAATGTAAGTTCAGTTCAAGGTTCAGGAATGTTTAAAGAATTATACGTTTTTGAAGTTGAAATGCAAAATGGTGATGTAGGTAAAATATATCGCAAAACAGAAGACCCTAAGTTAAAAGAAGGTGAATTAATTAAATACACTATGAACGACAAAGGTTCTATTAAAATCCAAACAGATTATCAAGGTGGTGGTGGTTATAAGAAAGACGATAACGTACAAAAAATGATAGTCAAGCAAAGCACCTTAAAGTGTGCAGTAGATTTTGTAATTGCTAAAAACGGCACAAGTGAAGATGTAACAACACTTGCTACAAAGTGGTACGATTATATTATGGAAAAGGGTTCTAATAAAGGACCATTTTAATATGCCTAAAATAATAATTCCTTTAGCCGATAAAAGTATGGTAGAACATATCTGCGTAATGACTACGCAGGTATGTAAGCTACCTAAAAATAGTTTAAGACATAAAACAAGAGAACAAGCTGTTCATATACCTAGAATGGTTGCTAGTAATATTGCTAGAGTTAAAAAAGGTATACATTATAATTGTATTTCAAATGAATTAAATAGAGATAGAAGTTCTATATATCATTATGAAAAACAACACGAAGTTCTATATAAAACTTGGGCATTATATCGTAATACTTTTAATAAGGTTTTTGCTGCAGTTGAAAATAATATGAGTAACAATTTAAAAACTATGGTTGCGACAATTCATACAAATTCAAATAATATAAGTAGCATAGAAAAAAATATAAGGTTACTTTTAAAAAATTATAAACATAATTTAGACTTAGATTTATTATGAAACATTTGTTAAGTAGTACAGCTTTTTTAATAGTTAATAAAGAATTAGCAAAATTAATAGGTCTTAAAGAAACTGTATTACTTGCAGACCTTATATCAAAAGAAGAATACTTTATTAAAAACCAACAAATTACAGAAATTGTATCTACAGACAAAGGGTGGTTTTTTAATACCGAAAAGAATATAGAAAAAGATACTACATTAAGTCCTTATCAAATTAGAAAAGCAGTTGAGAAACTAAAAAATCTAGGTATTCTAGAAGTTAAAAGAAAAGGAATACCTGCAAAACAACACTTTAAAATAAATGAAGAACAAGTTATTAAGTTTATTAACAACAAGAGGTTTGAAAAATGTAAAACTATTAATAATAATAAAGAAATAATAATAAATAATAATATTACTTTTAAAGAAGAAGTTTTTAGTTATGATTATCCAAAAGAAATGTTAGAAGATTTTTATGATTATTGGACTGAACCTTCTAAACGTGGTAAGTTGCGAAAAGATATGCAAAAAACTTGGTGTACAAAACGCAGATTAAAAACTTGGTCTAAGCGAAGTAAACAATATGATAATAAAACGTCTAAAATAGACACACAATTAAACGAATACCTAAAAGGCAAAGAACTATTATGAAATTAATAAAACAATATGAGTTATGCTTTTTAACAGAAGACGTATACGACTTAATTGCACAAACTTCAATAGAACTAGGACATAAAACAGACGGCAAGACTATGGCTGCTCTTAGTAAAATATTTGCAAAAGATTTACAATTAGAAACTAGATTTCAAAATTTATATTTTCAAGATGTAAAAGAATCCTTTAGAATAGGAGTTCGTTATAGTGAACAACAACAGTTCTTAAACATAAGCACTTTTTACAGGTGGTTATTAGCACATAAAAAAAGAATAGATAACGCAATATATAATGTAGAAACTTGCGGTGCAGACGAAACAAAAGAATTATATTATAGAAAACAAAAACTACTCAAATGATAGCTTGGGCAATATTAATAGGATTCGTACTTTGGCTTTATAGTAAGTTTAGAGATTACGAATACATAGACAAATAACATTATGGAATTTTATATAGTATGGGTATTATTAATCGTGGTATGTATTTTAGAAGCAATAACTTCTGAAGTATATCCGCCAAACTTTAAAAATCATGAAGAAAATAACAATAAAAAGAAACGAAGTAAAGACACAATCTGACGCGGTACTTTGGCATTTAAAAAATTACAAAAGTATAACTAGTTGGGAAGCTATTAAAGAGTATGGAGCAACAAGACTATCAGCAATTATATTTAACCATAGAAAAGAAGGATACTTTATTGATAGCACACCAATAGAAAGAGAAACTAGATTCGGAAGAAAAACTAAAATTGCTAAATACTCTTATGTAGCACCGCCTGAAGAATTTATACAGAATACTTTATGGTAAAAAAACCTATTAGTAAGTTAAAAAAAGAACTTGATAAATGGTTTAGCCTTTATATTAGATTAAGAAAAGCAACACCAACAGGAATAGCTGAATGTTATACTTGCGGTAAATTAGACCACTACAAAAAATTACAATGTGGACACTTTCAAAGCAGACGTAAACACAACACACGTTGGAACGAACAAAATTGTCAAGTACAGTGTGTCCGTTGTAATATGTTTTCAGGTTCAGGCGAACAGTTCAAATTCGGTACTAAATTAAATGTAGAATACGGAGCAGGAACAGCACACGAACTAGAATTTATAGCAAATCAAAGATTCAAATTTACACGTGTAGAATACGAAGAAAACATACGTTATTACAAAGCAATTGTTAATAACTTAAAAAAAGAGAAAGGATTAGAATAAAAAAATTCTAATAATTTAGTCAAATGAAGAAGTTTGATTATGTAAGTTTAGAACACAAAACTATACTAAGAGAATATTTAAACTTCGTACTTCAATTAATAGAAGACCTATCAACTGATATTAGATTTCAAAGCTACAAAGACGTACTAGATATTGTAATTGAATACCATAACAATTACAAAAAAGGAACTACGAAAGGTAACTTCTACGACTTTATGATGATACTGCCTTTGCAAGTATCTGTTATGACTAATGGATATTTAGCAGCACTAGAAACAAAAAGAAATAGAGGTAAATTGCGAGGGTATCAATACTTAATAAACGAAAAGACACAAAGAGTAATAGAGAAAATAGAATACATACAAATACAAAGTGAATAAGATTTATAAAATAATTGCAGGTCTAAGAAAGAAGTTTTACGAAATGTCTTTTGGTATATGTAAAGACAAGAACGAAATAGACAACGCAGTTCAGGAACTTATGCTTTATTTTTTACAAATGAATAAACAGACTTTAAAAGATATATATAACAAAGACGGAAAAAAGGGTCTTATTAAATATGGAGCTGTAGTATTACGTAGGTCTTTAACAAGTGTGCGAAGTCCTTTTTATTATAAATATAATAAATACTATACAAGAATAAACAGTATATATGGTTCTAACTCAACAATAGACAACAAATCTATACATAAATATAAACTAGAAAATATACCACAAGAAATAGAAAAACAAAACTATAAGAAATTAGAATTAATAGATAAAGAACTTGACAAACTTGAGTATTGGTACGATAGGGAATTGTTTAAGTTGTATTATTATGAAGGAAACACTTTAGATAGCCTAGCAGAAAAGACAGGTATCAGTCGCAATAGTGTATTTACTACAATAGACAAAGTACGTAAAGAATTAAAAAAGATATTGAATGACTAAATTCTTAGTAAATAAAGAAACGTATAAAGAACGACTTAATATTTGTAGGTCTTGCGAATATTATTTCAAGCTGACAGGAAATTGTAAAATATGCGGTTGTTTTATGCGAGTAAAAGCAAGTATATCTTTTCAAGAATGTCCTAAGAAATATTGGCTAAAAACAAATAAAATAGAACCCCCCTCAGCAATACCTGAACACTTAATACAAGAAATAAAAGACATCTATCCTAAAGTAAAAAACGGAGTAGCTGATAGTGTAGAAACAACAAAACAATTAGTTGAATTACATAATACTATATACAACACAAACTATAATCCTAAAACAAGTTGTGGAAGTTGTTTACATAGCATATTAAGAGGAATAAAAACTATATACGAAAAACTATGACTTCATATTTATCATTTATTAAAAGAGCAAACATAGACCCTAACGAAAGGTGGTTTATTAAATTAGATAGCAAAGGATTAATACGAGAAGTAAAACAAGTGTTTGACCCTGAAGATTACAAAACAGTAAAGAATAGAAGGGAATTATTAACGAAAGAAGAACTAATAGAAAAACTAGAAAATGATTTACAAGTGCGAAAAATGTCAAAAGACCAAACAGATTGTAAAAGCAACACTTAAAGAAGTAGAAGGTAAGATAGTTACAATAGAAGCGTTATGCGACTGCGGTGAATATATGAAAGTACAAGTACCTAAAGGTCAGGGTATGCCTACGATAATAAGAAACGAAAACGACTTAAACAAAGCGTGGAAAAAAACTACAAAAAGATTAATAAAAGCGAACAATGGATAATATAGATAGGTCAATAGCAAAGCTAATAATAGCAGACGCAGAACACGTAGACAAAGAAGGATATGTAAAGAATATATTATTTGATTACATAGAAGAACTTGCGCAACAGTATGCCTTATATACTTTTAGAATGTATAGAGATATTAATATACCTGTTTCAGAAATGAAAACATTTACACAATGGTATTTTGAACGTGAACGATATGGTCAGGAGTGATAAACAGAATAGATATTATTTTAAATGTATTGTCTTGCCGTTAGGACAAGAACTTGGTTATCATAAATACGAAATGCACGAAGTCCTGAAGCATAAATTTATAGCAGATAAAAGCAAAGAATTAACAATAAAAGAATTTCAACAGTATTGCGAAGAAATAAGAATATGGTCTATGCACGAACTAGGTATAAGACTTCAGCTACCAAACGAATGTTAAACAATTCTATTATATAATATGAAAATAAAAATATCAAAACTAAAACCAAATACAGATAATCCAAGAGTTATCAAAGAACCAAAGTTTAAAAAACTAGTACAAAGTATTAAAGATTTTCCTGAAATGTTAGAACTAAGACCAATAGTCGTAGACGAAGAAATGGTTATACTTGGAGGGAATATGCGTTTTAGAGCCTGTACAGAAGCAGGACTACAAGAAGTACCTATAAAAATTGCGAAAGGATTAACAGAAGAACAGAAACAAGAATTTATCATTAAAGACAATGTAGGTTTCGGAGAGTGGGAATGGGATATTTTAGCAAACCAATGGGATGAGGTTGTCCTAAAACAATGGGGAATGGATGTTTGGCAACCTGAGGATATAAATTTAGATGAGTTTTTTGAAGATAGAGAAGAATCAATACAAGACATTTATAATACCATAGTGCTTAAATACAACGAAGAAACATATAAAAAGATTCAAGATAAAATAAAACTAGACGGAAGAGATGCAGAAACTATCTTCATAACCTCTTTAGATATATAGAATGAAAATATATTTAGCAGA